CGACGTGGGCCTGCGAGTTTGGAGTGCAGTGAGATGACGACACCGAAAGATCAACAGAAACTGATCCGGCTCGGCCGGATTGCGGAAATCAAGAAACGCCTGGGCGATCTCGAGACGCGGATTATCGCGCTCTCGGCGTCGATTGCGACGGCCCTTTATACGACCGGCGAGGTCGACCAGGTCGATACGCGGACGGCGAAGCAGTATTTCGCCGACCTCGAAGCGGCCAAAGATGAATGGGATCGGCTCGGCCGCGAACTCGACGGGCTGGAGGACGAGTAAATGGCATTGCCGATATTGTCACACATTTGCCCGTGGTGCGGTTTGGATCGATCGGTCGACTCCAAGGTCGGCTTGACGCCGAAAAACGCCGCCACGAGTCGAATACGCAGAAAAAATGGGCTTTGGGCGTTGGGCCTTGGGCTTTGGGCCCAGAGCCGAAAGCCTAAAGCCGAGAGCCTACTGACATGAGCAGTCGCCGGAAACATTCCAAGATCATCGAGCTGCCCGTTGAACAGAAGGCGGTGGTCGATACGCTGTTGGCCGCGAACCGGACCTATGAGCAGATCGCCGGCGAGCTGCAGCATCGCGGGTTTGAGATCTCGCGGTCGTCGGTCGGCCGATACGCCCAGGACGTCGCCGAGGCGGCCCGCGAGCTGGCGGTGATCACCGAACAATTGCGGCCGATTTTGGAAAAGGTTGCGGACAATCCGAACCTCGAATTGGGTTCGGTGGCGGCCCAGATGGGACTCATGCAGATTATTCGGGCGATGCGGTCGAACGAAAACTTTCTGGACGAGAAGTCGGCGTCGGCCCTGTTGCAGGCGGCGGCCGCATTGCAGCGGGCACAGGTGGCCCAGGAGCGGCTGCGGATGCAGCATCGCGAGAAGATCGACCGGGCCCACAAGGACCTGGAGAAGATGGCAAAACGCGACGGCCTCTCGGCCGAGACGATCGAAAAGATCAAAGGCATTTACGGATTGGAGTAAGCGGAAACGATGCCACGGATGGCAGAAAAAGACAGGTCGGCTTTAGGCTCTAGGCTTTCGGCTCTGGGCCCAAAGCCCAAGGTCCAACGCCCAAAGCCCACTTCGGCCATTGCTCCCCTGTACCGGTACCAGAAGTCGGCGATCGATCCGGTGGTCAGGGGTGACCGGCGGTTCAGTTATTGGCGATGGTCGCGGCAGGTGGGCAAATCGTTTGGCCTGAGTTTAACCGCCACCTTACGGGGCGTTAAAACGGGTCGAAAACAATTGATGCTCTCGAGTTCGCAGCAGCAGTCGAACGAGCTGATGGCCAAGGTCCACCAGCACGCCGAGGCGATCCACCTGGCGGTCGAGGAATCCGTCGAGCAGGTCGAGGTCGGCGAGATGCGACTGACGCAGCGGACGGCCAGGCTTCCCGGCGGGGTCGAGATCGTGACGCTGCCGGCGAATCCGCGAACGGCGAGGGGGTTTACGGGCGATCTGTATCTCGACGAGTTCGCGATGCACCAGCACGATCGCGAGATCTGGGCGTCGGCGTTCCCGTCGATTACGCGAGGCCAGGGCACAATGGTCGTATCATCGACGCCGAAGGGCAAGCAGAACCTATTTTACAAGCTGCTCTCGAACGAGATGTTCGAGCACAGCACGGTGACGATTTACGACGCGATCGCCGACGGCTATCCGGCCAACGCGGAGGAACTTCGGGCGGGGATCGACGATGAGGAAATCTGGCGGCAGGAATACCTGTGCGAATTCGTCGACGAGGCCACGGCGTATCTGACGTTCGAGATGATCCAGGCGTGCGAGCGGGCGGACCTGACGTGCGATCTGGATCCGGGCTTCGTGCCGGAAGGCGATCTTTATCTCGGTGGCGATATCGGCCGCAAGAAGGACCTGACGTGTTTCTGGCTGTGGGAGGAACTCGGCGACGTGCTCTGGACGCGGGCGGTGATCGAACTGGTCAAGATGCCGTTCCGTGGTCAGTTCGATATTCTCTGCGGCCTGCTGAGCCTGCCGCGACTTCGCCGGGCCTGCCTCGACGAGACGGGCCTCGGCATGCAATTGGCCGAAGATGCCCAGACGCAATTCGGCAAGACCAAGGTCGAGCCGGTGACGTTTACCAACGCCGTCAAGGCGGAGATCGCCGGCGGCCTGCGGATCCGGGCGGAGGATCAACTCCTGCGGATCCCGCCGGACCCGAAGATCCGCAACGACTGGCATTCGATCAAGAAGACCACGACCGTCGCCGGCAACGTCCGGTTCGACGCCGAGCGCAGCGACGCCGGCCATGCCGATCGGTTCTGGGCGGCTGGGTTGGGCATCCATGCCGCCGGCCATGCAAAGAAACGGCGTCCGCGAGCGATTTTGTTAGGCGTGTAATCGTATGAAAATAATCAAACAAATTCAGGAATTTGCACGCAAGGCCCTGGGCCTCGAAGAATACGCCCGGCTGTGGCTGAGCGGCCTGACCGACGGCGAGATCTCCAGCGGCAAGGTGACGAATCCGTATGCCCAGGTCGCCCTGGTCAATCGCTGCATCAGCAATCTGGCGGATGAGATCTCGGGGCTGCCGGTGATGATCACCGATAACCGCGAGAACCGGATTGAAAGCGGTCCGCTCTACGATCTTCTGGAGCGGCCGAACGCGACGACCGACGGCTACACGTTCTGGCAGGAGACGGTATCGCATCTGATGCTCGGCGGCGAGGTCTACTGGATCACGGTCGAGAGCGGTCCGCGCTTGCAGCCGAAGCAGATCACGGTCATCGGGGCCTCGCAGATGGAGCCGGTGCTCGATAAATCGACCGGCGAGCTGCTCGCCTGGAAATACAAATACGGCCAGGGCCGATCGGAGACACTGGCGACGTTCGACGTCGTGCAGATCAAGCTCTTTAACCCGCGCAGTCGCTGGCGGGGACTTTCGCCGCTCGAGGCGGCCAAGCATTTGGTCGAACAGAATTTTAAGGCCGACGTCTTTTACACCTCCGCGATCGACAACGGCTGCGAACTGGGCGGGATACTGACCGCCGACGACCTGAGCTCCGAACAGGAGGCGCAGATCAAAGAGGTCTTCGAGGCCCGCCATCGCGGGGCGGGCAACGCCAAGCGGATCGCCCTCGTTACGGGCGGCTTGAAATACCAGGAAACGGCCAAGTCGATGATCGATATGCAGCTCGCCGAGTTGAAGGGGATGAGCAACAAGCAACTGTGCGTCGTCCTGAAAACACCGCCGCCCGTGGTGGGCATCATGGACGAGGCGAACTACAAGATGGAGGCCGCGCTGAAGGTCTACTTCAATGGCTCCATTCAGCCGCTCGCCAAGCGGATTGGCAACATCTTCACCGTCGCCTACGCCCGGCGGTTCGGACAGTTCTGGGTCTGGATGAACGTCAAGGAACACCCGACGTCGAAGGCCATGATGCGTGAAACGATCAGCGATGGATTGAGCCTCGTCGATAAAGGTGCCACATTTAACGACGTCAATAAGCTGATGGATTGGGGCCTGCCCGAATACAAATGGGGCGACACCTGGTACAAGCCCATGACGCTGGTGCCGGTCGATGAACCGCTTGATCTGGGGCCAACGCTGGCGGAAGGCGGGGCACAGACCTTAGACCTTGGACCTTCGACCTTGGAGTCCAAAGTCCAAAGTCCAAGGTCCGATTCGATTGAGTCTAAAGCGATTGAGCTGATCAAGACCGACATCTGGCGGCGTTGGAAATCGTCCTGGTCGAAGCTCGAAAAGAAATTCGCCAAGGACCTGGGCAGATACTTTTTCCGGCAGCGCAAAGACATGCTCCAACGGCTGGAGGCGATCGCGGCACGGCTCGACGGACAGCGGGCTTTAGGCTCTGGGCTTTCGGCTCTCGGCCCAAAGCCTGAAGTCCAAGGCCCAAAGCCGACTAATGCCCAAGGCCCAAAGCCCAAAGCCAGTTCTCTTCCTCCCGAGCTCGTCGTCGAGGTGCTCTTCGACGTCAATGCCGAGAACAGAAAATTGCGGGCGGTGATCCAGCCGCTGCTGCAGGAGTCGGCGGCGCTGGGCGGCTCGCAGGTACTCGCCGAGATCGGAAGCGACGTCGTTTTCGGCCGCGACGATCCGGCCGTCGTGCGGGTGATGCGCGAGCGAACGCCGAAGCTGATGGCCGTCAATACGGTCACGCGCCAGCGTGTGGCGGCGAGCCTGTCCGAGGGGATTAAAAACGGCGAGACGATCAATGAACTGGCCCAGCGCGTCCGCGAGCATTTCGCGTTTGGACGGAACCGGGCCATGACGATCGCACGGACGGAGACGGCGGGAGCGGTTTCCGGCGGCCGGCACGCGGGGCTCAAGCGCGGCGGCGTCGGACGAAAGACCTGGTTGTCTGCCCGCAATGCGACGGTCCGGCCAACGCACCAGGCGGCCGACGCGACGTATTCGAGCAATGCGATCGACGTCGACGAAGCATTCGTGGTCGGCGGGGCGAAGCTGATGCATCCGGGCGATCCGGCGGGCCCGCCCGAGGAAATTATCAACTGCGCGTGCGTGGAGCTTCCGGCGATCAGCCGCGAAGGACGATCTCTGACGCTCGCATTTTATAGCAAGACGGTGTTTTTGAGTTATGAGGAATGGATCAACAAACAGGCTTTAGGCTCTGGGCTTTCGGCTTTAGGACCAAAGCCCAAGGTCCAAAGCCCAAAGCCTATTTCGGAAAGTGAGGACGATCATGCCTGACATAAAAGACGACACGAGGACGACGAAGTTGTATTTTCCCGGCCGGATCAAACAGGCCGGCGAGGGCCGTCGGTTTGACGGGTACGCCTCGACGGCGTCGCTCGACCGCGACGGCGAGATCATCCTGCCGACGGCCTTTGAGAAATCGATAGAGGCTTATATGACTGCTCCGGTGATCATCGCCTGCCATCAGATGTTTACCCCCGACGCGACGCCGACGATCATCGGCAAGGTGGTCGATTATCGCATCGACCAGAAGGGCCTGTGGATCGAGTTTGAGTTGGCCGAGACGGACCTGGCTGAGCAGTATTATAAGCTCGCCAAGGGCGGGTTCCTTTCGGGCATGTCGATCGGATTCATGCCCAAGAGTTGGGAAGACACTCGCAGCGCCGACGGCTCGCTCGGTCCGCGCGTCTATACCGAGGTCGAGCTGGTCGAGATCTCGCTCGTGGCGATCCCGTCCAATCGCGATGCGCTGATCGCTCAGCGGGGCAAGGCCTTCGGCGCCGAACTGGTCGACGGACTTCTCGAGTCGGTCAAGGCCGCCACCGAATCCAAGGACCCAAGCCCAGAGCCTAAAGGTGAAAGCCCCATCCTCGAGCGGCTCAAGGCGATCGAAGAGCGGATGCTCACGCGGGACGAACTCGATGAGCACTTTGAATCGTTCAAGTCGGAAATTCTCGATCCTGAGGGCGTGTATGTGCGGGCCTTGGTGGGCCGGGCCGGCACTAGCGCCGAGGATCGTTCAGACGGCCCGGATGATGAGAATCTGAAATCGTTGTTGGAAACGACGCAGGCCGTCGGCAGTCGCGGATAATCGCCGATTGTCGAGCAGCGGCCGGGTGTCATGGAGGACAAAACTATGCCGGTTACATTGGATGAAATTCAAACAAGCGTCAAAGGGATCGACAAGCGGTTCAGCGATGAGTTGACCCCGCTCACGCAGCGGCTCGCCGCGATGGAGAGCGATCAAAAAACGGTCGGCGAGGCCGTCGAATCCTTCCGCCAGGCCCTGAAGGCCAATCGCAACGAGGTCTATAAGGCTGGGTCGTATCGGGGATTCTTCCCGAACGAGGAGATGGCCAAAAACTTCGGGATGATCTGCCTGGCGGCGGCGGGCAAGGGCTTCGCCAAGGATCATGTCGAAAAGCACGGTCTCTTGGTCAAGGCGATGGGCGAGGGTTCGGACGCCGCCGGCGGCAACCTGGTCGCCCCGGAATACGCCACGAGCATCATCGCGAACGTGGAACAGTACGGCGTGCTCAACCGGAATGCCTACGTCGTCCCGGTGGGTTCCAGTACGCAGCCCTGGCCGAAGCTGACGGACGGGTTCCAGGTCTACAGCCCGGACGAAGGGACGCCCTTGACGGCCAGTGATCTGGCGTTCGGCAAGGTCACCCTCAAGCCGTTCGTCTGGGCCGTGCTGTGCGTCTTCAGCGAATCGCTCGAAATGGACGCGATCATTTCGCTCGGCGATCTGATCGGTCGCGAGATGACCCGTGCCCTGGCCAAGAAGACCGACAACAACGGTTTCAACGGCGACGGCACGCCCGCCTATTTCGGCGTGACGGGTTTGATCTCATCGCTCGGTGCGGCTGGCAAGGTCGAGAGCGTCAACACGACGGTAACGATCGATTACATCGACCTGTGCAATCTCGTCGGCGCGCTGCCGGAGCAGTTTGATAACAACGCCGGCTGGTACATGCACCGGACGGTCTGGGCCAAGTGCGTCGGGATCAAGGACTCCAACGGGGATCCGATCGCGCAGCAGCTCTTCCTCGAAGGTCGGCTGCGGCGGATGCTCCTGGGATACCCGGTCGATGTGAGCCAGGTCATGAAGAAAGCGTCGGCCGTTACGGCGGGCGATGTCTTCATGCTCTTCGGCGATCTTCGCGCGTCGGTCATGATCGGCCAGCGGAAGGCGTTGCAAATCGAACGCAACGACCAGGTCAAGTGGCTCGATCTGATGGTCGCCATTCGCGGCATCATCCGGCAGGACATCAAGATTGTCGAGCCGGGCGACGCGACCGACGCCGGCGGCTACGTGGGCCTGAAGCTCAAGTCGACGTAGTGACGGAAAAAGCGGGTCGTTGCCCGGTTCCTGCGGGGCCGGGCGACGGTCCGATAAACACGCCTTTACCGGCGTTTTGAAAGGACGTTAACGATGGCAAAAAAAGACGTTGAAACCGACCGGGTCGACTGCCGAGTCCGGATCGGGTTGATCCACGAGGACAAGCAAACGCACAGCCTCGGCGAGATCATCCGCCTGCCTCGCGACCGGGCCGAGGCCCGGGCCCAGGCGGGAACGGTCGATATCCTGGTGCCCGAGCCGGTCGCCTAACCGATCGGCCGAACCGTAGAAATTTTTTTAAGGAGATCAAACGATGACTTTATCTGCAGATAAGAATTTCGGATATTACGCCAATACGCAATCGCGTCAGTTGGCGGTCAAGGCCAGCACCAAGATTTATCGCGGTGCCCTGGTCGGCCTGGACCGCGCCACCGGCTATGCCCGGGCGCTGACCTCGGTCGATCAGTTCCAGGGGATCGCCATGCAGCAGGCGGACAATTCGTCCGGCGCCGCTGGGGCGATCAGTGTGCCGCTTTATACCGCCGGTCAGTTCAAGTTCAGCCTTTCCGGTGCGGCGGTGACGGACATCGGCAAGCCCGTCTTCGCCAGTGCCGACGATACACTGACCCTGCTCGGTGCGGCGGCCAGCTATATCGGCCGGATCGTCGACGTGCCCGAATCGGGCGTCGTGATCGTCGAGATCGATCCGCAGCGGCGGTTCACGCAGACGGTCAACGTCCCGCTGAGTTCGTTGACCACGGCGGCGACGAAGAACGCGGTCGCGTGCTTCTCGACGCCGATCGTCGTCGTCAAGGCCCAGGTCTGGTTTGAAACCAAGCCGGACGCCGGTGCCCTGAACGTCGGGACCGACGATACGGATCCCGACGAGATCGTCGACGCCTTCGCCCTGACGGGCCTGACCAACGGTGATCCGTCGAATCTGACGCTCGCCGGATCGAGCGTCGCGGCCAATACCCGAATCTTCGCCCTCGTCGGCCAGGCGTCCAGCACGGCCGGCGTCGGCGGCGGGCTGGCCCTCGAAGTATATCAGTTGCCGTAACCGAAACCGGCTTTGGGCTTTGGGCTTTAGGCTTTCGAGCCAAGGCCCAGAGCCTGGAGCCTAAAGCCTAAGGACTGTTTTGATGCTTGTGAAATTGCAAGATTTGAAGAACTGGCTCGAGATCACCGGCAGCGGGTCGGACGCGTTGCTGACGCAGCTGGCGACCGGCCTCGGCGCCGAGGCGGACCTGTTTTGCCGCCGCAAGCTCGAAAAACAAACCAAGACCGAGCTGTTCGACCCCGTCGGTCAGAGCCTCTTCGTTGCCGCCTACCCGATCATCGCGATCACGTCGATCAAGGAATCGCTCGATCAGGACTGGGAGAACGTCGAGGCCCTCACCGCCGGCGATGATTATGTGATTTACGCCGATCGCGGCCAGATCGCCCGAAAATGGACGGTCTGGCTGCCCGGACGCCAGACGGTGCAGGTGGTCTATTCCGGCGGCTACGTCGATCCGGTCACCACGCCCGGCACGGGCGAACAGGCCGTTCCGGCCGACCTGCAGCGGGCGATCCTGATGCAGGCCCGCTACGAATGGCAGCGCAAGGACCGCGTTGGAGCGACCCGGATCACAATGCAGGACGGCTCGGCGGCCTTCGAGCAGCCGATCGATCTGCTGCCCACGGTCAAACAGGTTTTGGAACGATACCGAAGGTACGCGTAATGTACGTGAAGCTGACATTCACTGACGAAGCCCGAGCGATGATCCAGCGGCACAAGACGCTGGGTGAGCGGATCGCCCGGGCGGCCGCCCGCGCGGTGATCGATACCGCGATCGCGATCCGAGGGCATATCGCGGAGGACCTGCTGAGCGGTGAAGTCCTGAATGTGCGGACCGGCTCGCTTCGTAAGTCGATTGATCATGAAATTGTCACCGATCCCGATCGGATCACCGGCGAGGTCTTCGTCCGCGAAGGCCCGGCCAGCAAATACGCCGGCATTCAGGAAGAGGGTGGAACGATCGTGCCCAAAAACGCCAAGGCCCTGGCCGTGCCGCTGCC